GATTCAAATTTTCGTTTAGCTTTAGCCATTCGAACATTTCCCTTGCATAATTTTTAGCAATCTGTCTCCAGTAACTTGCTTGCTTTTCGTTGGTGTCAAAATCCACAAATTCGCTTTCGTCTGTAACTTTTCTGACAACGCTTTCCTTTGTCACTTGCACTGGATGGAAAAACAAAAAGTCTCCAAACGCATAGCAAACATGCACCTTTTTTAAATAGCACAATAATTCCTCATTTGCAATGCTTATATCTTCGTCTGTTATTTGTTGGCATAACTCATCGAATAAATCTTGACAAAGCAATTGATTAATGTATGTTATTTGTGTGTTCTTAATAGCAATTTCAATGTCCTCGCTCTCAATGTTTCTTGAAAGTGGAACGATGCCATAAAAATCTGTTTGTGTTATGAATTGACAACTGCAACAAGCCATTATTTTACTGGATTAATAGGTGTAACAACTGGCGCAGACGATGGCTTTGCGCCAACCAATCCCGCTAAACTTCTTATCTCTGCCTCAGACATTGACTCCAATACTTTGTTTGCAACCAATGGCGATAATGCGTTAATATTATCAATAATGTTATTTGCCGCAGTGTTCAATTTCACTTCTTTAGCGCCGTAACCAAATGCGTCTCTGATTTCCTCTTCTGTGAATGCGTTTGCAAATGATTCTGCAACAAATGCTAAAGGAATTGAGTTGCTTACTTTTATAATTGTGCCATCATAGCCATCCATTAATGTAGCCAATGAGTTCATTTCATACATTAATAAATTTTGGTCATGTTTTATGACTGCATTCTGGTAATATATTGACGAATCTGCAATTTCTTTTGCCGTTCCTAACTTACCAGAGACTTGAATCCCTGCCAATATAGATGGAACTTGAAATGCAGTTGCAATGTGGTCTCTAATTAAATTTGAAAGTGTGATGTACATTTCGTGTGATGTACTCTGGCTAAATGGAATGATTTGGATTGACCCCTCTTTTGATGAGCCATCCAAAATCGCAAATTTACCTCCATTGTCTGCGCCAGTTAATCTGTCAGAAATATAATCCCTCAATGAATCTTTCATGTCCTTGCCATTCTCATCCACGCCAGTCAATTTGTATGGCACATAAACAATGAATGCAGGCGCAAACGAATTGTCAACGTTGTTAGCGTGGAAATTTTGAATCTGGCCATCGGCATAAATCCATTTCAATGCAGACGCATATTTTGGTTGCGAATAATACACTTGGCCAGGCTTGTATCTGCGAATATATTTAAGCGTACCATTCCATTTGCTAAAATCTTCAAATAAAGATTGCTCAATAAAATTTGAAATTTTAGCCTTTGTTTCAATGTCATTATATAAATCAATCGGAACGGCTTTGTATCTTCTGTCTTTTGTTTCTTGTTGCCAGTTACTTGACAACTTGGCGAATGTTATTTCAAAATCTTTGTTCGGAATACCCAAACGAATGGTCGAAAAATCCTGCGACTTAACACTTTTTAAAAAGCCGTTTAAATCCCATTTCATAATCAATCCTAAACTTTCAAAATATGCCATATCATAGCAGATTCTTTGATAAGATGACTCGTTAAAAATCTCGCTTAATCTTTTAGAAAAATCTGTTTCCTCGCCAGTCGGAGTTTCAAAATATAATCCATCCCCATACAAAAATTTTGCGTGTGTTTCAACGCAAGCGTTTGCGATTGGAGACGATTGGACGGCTTTGATTAGTTCCTGCGGAAAGTTATTGTCTTTACCATAGCGCACAATTTTGTTTGCAGTGTCATCGGTTTGATTAAAAACAGATAAATCCGCAGGCGCTTTGGCCGAAAACATGAAATAATTGTCCGAAATTTGAGTTAGTTCCATTTTTACAAATTTACTTTTTATTTTAAATTAATATTTGCAATATATTTACAAATCAAAGTAGTTGGCCACGTCAATTGTCTTAAAATCTTTGAAATGTATCATTTCGCCAGTGTCATCAAATCGGTTCCAGATGTCGTATTGCCCATCGAATGCGGATGACGATGACGAATTTCTCAACTTGCGTTCTATATTATTGCGGACAAACGAATAGTGGTGCATTCTAAGCCATTCAATTTGCTTATGTTTGGCGTAAGTATTTGTCCGCCTTGTTGGGTCTGCAAAGGCAGGATATTTTTTATCGAAACACATGATTGTTTCTGGGTAAATCTTATGAATAAAGGGAACGAAATAGTCTTCGTCTGGCGATAGTTGTTTAGTTGGATATTTATAATAAGTTTTTAGCCTGCAATAACTTGCATCCAGTTCCGCAATATAGACTTGCTCCTTTGCTAAGGCAAAATCCTCACTAAAATACATCTCATCGCAATCCATTTGAATAAAATGGGTGCAACCAACGCTCTTTGCAAGTTGCAAACCTATATTTCTCTTCATGGTTTCATTCCATTGAGCAGTTTGCGCAACCGCAGGAATGTAAAAATCCGATAAGTCAATCAATTCATGTGGCAAAGTTGGCTCATATAATTCGCCAGAGTTGCTTACGTTTTGGTAAACGACAATAACAACGTCCAAATGTGGTTTGATTAACTCAATCGAACGTCTTAGATGCTCGTCGCCATCCCAAACATTCCAAATGCCTGCCAGTTTATTCATAATTCGAGACTATTAAATCAATAAAGTAATTGAATGAGGCCACAATTAAGATGGTTGGAATAATGTCAACGCTCATCCCAAATAAAAGCGAATGCCAAACAAATGTATGCAGTGAGGCCATGCAAGTTAAACACAAGCAAATTGGTTTTCCAAATATCTTTGGTAATTTATCCGCAAATCTTTGGATAAAATATAAAATATTCCCATGCCTCGTTGACCGATAAAAGCCAAAACATAGCAAACTAATTACAATTGAGTTGTATATCATACAAAAAGTCTTTTCATTTCGTTTGGAACGTATTGCGGAAAAATAAATTCATGCGGATGCTTTGACATTAAATAGATAATGTTTTTCTTTTGCTGCTCCCACTTTTTATTGTTGCCATAATTCTTAGTCCTATCAAAATCCGAATGTGGAATGTATCGCATTAATCCAATAAAGTTCTTTTCAATCCCATTTCTGGTCAAAGAAATATATAAATCTGAATCCTCTCCGCCATAGCCTTTGATATTTTCGTCATAACCCATAAAATCTGAGCGTTTGACAATGCAATTCCCAGAACAATCTGGCTCTCCAGTATAATAGTTGTCGTCTTTTAAATCTAATTTATCAAAAAAAGTTGGGTCTAATAAAGTGTCCGCATCGCAAAAGAAAATCCATTCCTCGTTAGTTTCAGCAACCCCCAAGTTTCTGGCCTTTGATAAATGAAAGTCTTTTGCGGCCGTCAAGCATGAGCGGATTTTGTTAGTTTGGCAATATCTATATGCCATTTCATCGCCGTAACAAACAACGAATATCTTTGATTTATCTTTGATAGTTGAAATGCACTTTTTTAAATGCACCAACCTATCTTTGCAAGTTATAATTATATCCATAAAATTCCAATTCCGCCCCAGTCAGAACCCTCAATAAACTCGTCATGCTCTTTGCCGTCTTTGATTTCGTTCCAGAACTTATCCACTCGGCAAAATAATTCTCTATGCAATGGCGTGTCAATAATGTCATGGAATGCAATTACTCCGCCTTTACGCACAAACTTAGAATAAATTTCGAAATCTGCTTTAACTCCCTCATAAGTATGGTCGCCGTCTATCATTAAAAAATCAATCTTTGCATTGCTATTGCCCAGTGCTTTGATTAACTCAGCTTTTAACTCTTTAGAATCGCCAATTAAATAATCCACGCCGTCAATATTTGAACGCTGAGACATATCAATTGAAATGACTTTGTCAAACAATCCTTTGTAAGCATGCAAGCATCCGCCATCATAGCTGCCAATTTCAACGGCAATCTTTTTACTCTTCATTGAGTTTAGGGCATGCAATAACTCTTCAAATTCTAATGGCTTCTGTTGAGCCTTATTGTTTATCGCCAACTGGACTAATGTCTTCATATTCTATTGTTATTTTTTTACCGATTATTTTATTTAATTTTTCTGCCTGCTCGACATTCATAATGTAATCATTTAGATACATTTTTTTAACAACTTCCATGTATAGGCCGTCATCGTCTTTTTTTAATACGCCTTTAATTTTCATGCCTTATAGATTATAAAGAAAATACCCAACTCAATTAAAATTGTGATAATTGTTTTAGTATAATAAATTCGAGACCCGCCGTATTCTTTAAAGAAACTCCAGTCTTTTTTGTAAATTTTGTTGTATGACATTAAAACGATTAATGCCAGAATGATTTTATAAATGTTCATATTGTCCGATGATGATTAAAGTATGAATTTGCCCCCATGCCCCATTGACAAGGCGATGTCGTTAATTTTATATTGTGTTTGACCGCTAAGTTTGTTAAAATACTTTGGTCGTGTCTGTGAGCCTTAAATCCGCTCAATTGATAATCTGGATTGCACTCGTCATTTACAAGCATAAGATTCGAGCAGAGGTTAAAATATTCCTGCACAAACGCTCTGGTCTCTGGTGTGTTTCTATAAATCTGAATTGCTGCATTGGCTTGCAATTGGTCTGGCATGCAAACAACGCCCATGTCGTAATATGTCTCAGACTTGCACCAATCAATGTGTCTTTGGCCGTTATGAAATAGCTTTATATTTTCGCCCTCTTTGATTAAGTCATTTGGATTCTTTAGGCATTCAATTGTTGAGTCCAAATACATCACATATTCCCCCTCGTCAATAATGCTCAAAATATAATCAATCAAATAAGGTTTCCAAAGCCACCAACCATAACCCCGAGACGAATATAGATGCTCTGGGTAAGCATCAAAAAGCATTTCAACACTCTTCTCGTTAAATGTTTTAGTGTACATAAATCTGCTCATGGATTTATGCAATTTATCAATTGCTTGTTGATATTCTTTAGTCCCGAAAGTTATGCAGATTGGCATTTTGTTTTTATATAATTATATATATTTAAGTCGCTAAAATAGTATTCTTTTTGCTCTTCGACAAGTTTTTCTGAATCGCCCATGCTTGCAAGCGAAATAATAGCCTCTAAACGTTGCATTGTATTTTCAGCAATGGCCGAATAAGGTATCGGAAACGCATTGCAAATGACAATATCCCAAAATTTCTCAGTTACGTAATAATCCTCAATTGAATTTTCAATGCAAATAGACGTGTGGTAATCAATTAAGCCGTCTTTTTTCTCTTTTAATTCGCCTTTGTATCTGGCATCTTTAATGTCCCAACCTTTGCCGTAAATATCGATGTCCAAATCCGATGCTAATATCTTTTCAACCAATTCGTTTCTGAATCCATACAACGTACCCTCTCTCGCTTCTTGTTTGGCCACTATAAAACTGCACTTTTTAGTTTTTTGGGCTTTTAAATTTATTGCATCTTCATAATCTAAGCCACTCCAATTAAACATCATTGGCAATTGCTTATTCACTGGTGCAATAAACTCAGCAACTTGCCCAGTCCAATCCTTATAATTTGCCGACCAACTCGGTTCTTGTGCAAATGCAAAGGTTTTTGCAGGGTCTTTTATCTTCTCTATTGTATCATTGAATATAAATAGCAAATCATAATCATTTGAATTGGTAAACTTAAATGGTTTGACTTCTTTTTTTGGTGCAAATTGTCGCATGACCTCGCTTGCCAATACTTCAGACGTAGCATAATTACTCGTCAATTTTACTTTTAGCATAAATGTTTGATTTTATAGTTTTTAGTTGCACAAAATGTCGAGAAAAACCGCTCACAAATAAACGTGTGCATCGGATAATATTCAACGCCAGTGATTGCCTTTATTTTTTCGGCTGAAAATCGCCCCCACTTGTATTTAGTGTCAGTGTATAATCTATTTTGTAGCCATTTATCTTCGCTCTGAGACATTATATCCATCAAAGGGATTAACCATGTGCAAACAAACTCTTCGTATAACTCAGAGCGTGAAACGTGGGCGTTTTGGTAAATGGTCGGAGTGTTTAATCGGTCTATTTTTAGGCCATTGAATTGATTAAAGATATATTGAGCCGTTTCAATTATTCCAGAATGCCAATTCTCAGCAACTCGCCACACATTTGGTTGCGTGTGCAAGCGATAAAATGTATAAATGTCAAAATCTTTGACGTCTGTCTCTAAGTTTTTAAGCCAATATGAGTTTTTTGATTCAAATTGCCATGAGAAAACGCCAAAGTATTCGGCCTCTTTATGCTTTCCCTGCTCAATTAGTTCCCGAATGATGTGATTTTCAAATGCAGGCTGAAACGCTTTGCCCTCATAAATAGAATTGTCATAGCCAATTGCGTTTGGACTGACATACTTCTTTGTTTTGTCATCAAAGTATATTTGATAAATTACTGATTTTGCAGCCATCTGTATGCTCTTTTATAACACGACCCACATCCAGTCGATAATCTATTTCCAGTTTGTCTTTTGTACATGTCAAATATTAAATTCCAGACGATGTCCTTTCTGCTCATTGCTTGTCCGCCTTGCGCACTCACATAAATTTTGATTTCTGGTATTGTCATAAGGCAAATATAGTAAAAAATCACAAAAAGAAGAGAGGCGACATGGTTTCCCAAATCGCCTCTCTAAACATTTTTGTTTAAAACTAATTAAGCAATTTTGCTCTCTAAATAAGCCTTTGTTGCTTGGTAGCTTGTTACAAAGAAATCTGGTGCCAATTCTGACTCGCCACCCATTGGTTGCGATAAAGTGATATTGAACGCATTGTCATCGCCAATCAAAATTCCAGTCGCTTTTGTAAGCGCAGTGATTTCTAATCCTGCTGACATTCCATACAATTCAAATGTACCATTTGTCTTTTCAACTACAACGAATAAATCGTCAATCAATTTTAAATTATCCCAAACATTTTTAGCGTCTTGAGTTTGTTGCTGAAATTTACCAGTAATCGTTTGAGTAAACGATTTGATATTGTTTTCGCCAGTTACTAATTCTTGACTTGCACCTGCGCTTTTTGTTTTTGCGCAGAACTTGTAAAGATAGTTGTATGGTTGTAAACCTATTGCAGTAACAACGTTCTCGCTATCTGTCGTGAATCCACTATCGGTCAAATCCGATAGTGAACCCACGTAAATGTTTTTGGCTTTTATTCCGCCTACCGACTGCAAATCTTCGCAAGTCGCACAAGCTAATCCACTAACTATTCCACATGGCATGATATTGTCTCCTTTTTTTTTAAGTTAAAATTATGATAATGCAATAACTGATAAATCGCCATAGATGTATTGAGTTCCCATTTTGAACTCAGCATCGATGTAATTCATTTTGTCTCTTTTATCATAAAAGAAATCTAATGTGTTTGTGTCAGAAATTGCATCTGTACCAATCACTAAATTCTCTCTGTATGTGTAAACCGCTCTGTGTTTGCTATTCAAGTTGTTAGCATTGATTACTTGAGACCAACGTGATTTCTTGTAAACTGGAATGCCTCTGAACATTAACATTCTTGCACCTGCTTCAACCATGTCCCATGATTTATCGCCACAACAAGCATCCTCACGACAAGTCAAATAATTGTCATATAACTCTCTGGTTAATGCAAAATATTTGTCGCCCTCTGGCATTTGGTCTAAGATGTCTGGTGCAATTTCGTACATTGAACGTAATGTATCTAATGCAGTGCAATCGCCTAAAGTTGTTGCAATTTTAACTCTTTCAACATCATAAGCATTTGCACCTGCAATTAAGCGAGTCCAGATACCAGTACATGAAGCTAAAGTGTCATTTGTTGAGTTCTCATCGCCAAACCATGCAATATCGTAAACGTCTAAACGCACTGCGTTTGTTACTTTCTCGATAATGTAGTTTTCTACAATAGTTCCCTCTAAGTTTTGAGCCTCGTTACCAGTTCTCAAAAACTCTTCCATGAAAGTGTTTTTCAAGTTCTTAGCACACTGGTCTAAGTTAACTTTCAAATCACAAACCTCAATAAATTTCTCAGTGATGTCAACTACATCGCCTGCATTGTCACGACCGCAACCAACCGATGGACGTACTACGCCAGATAAAATTGTGTCTAATGCTAATTGTCTTTTTGATTTAATATCTAAAATGATACGAAATTCGTTTTGTAACTCTGGAGTTAAAAACGTTGGTTTTATTAAAACCTCGTTAGCTTGTTGCCCTGCCCAACTAACGTTAATGTCTAATACATCTGCCATTTTCTTGTTGTTTTATTTTTTGTTTAATTAATATTGTTTTTTAATGTTTTCTGCAACGATGTCAAATGGCGATTTTTTAACCTCTGACTTTGCTGCTGCTGCGTTTACTACTTTAGTCTCAGCCGTTTCAACTAATGACTTTAACGCTTTGAACTCTTTGTCCATTTTCGCTTTGAATGCTGCACTTGCAGTTTCAATTGTTGCTTTCTCAGCTTTCAATGCAGTGATTTCAGCATTTAACGACTCAACTTGAGCGGTTAAAACTTCTGTTTCATTTACTGCCTCTTCTGCTTCAACTTCAACCTCACGAATCTCAACGATTACGCCTGCTGCGTCAACTAAAATGATTTTGCCAGTTGCTAAAGCATGCTCGCCCTCTGGTGCAAAAGTTGTCATGGTTTCGTCTGTGTAAACTGGTTTCCCAACTTCCAACTCGCCGTCTCCATATAAAATTGTAATTCCGTCTGCC